TGCGATGAATTTCTTCACTGCGATTAACAATCTTCTTACATTGATTCTATCCAATGCCGATGGTTTAGCTTGTAATGTTTTCTGTCCAAATACAGTAACACCTTGACCAGGGAACGTAGCGATTGGATTCATTCTACCTTCGTAAAGTGCATCTCTCTCAACTCTCGTTAATCTTGTCTTAGCTTCAATTACTGAAGTTAATCCACCTCTGTTCAATCCAGCTGGTGCGAACCATTCAGCGGCAACCTGGTCGTTAAATGCTATAACGCCTGGAAGTACAACCGATGGCGGAACCCATACTGGTTTGTTCTTATCTGTATTAAGTATCTTAACCCAAGGATAGTAAGATGCTACATAGTTTGAATCAAATGCTTGAACTGCGTTAACAGCCGTTGAAATTGAATCACTCCATGCAGATGCATCCATTACAAAGAATGTATCTTGTCTATCTTCACACATATCTTTAGCGAAAGTAGTTACTGAAGAGTGTAATCTGTGGATAACACCTGGTAATACTAACATATTGATATCAAATTCATCAGGATTAGATACAGCGTTTATTGCTTTTCTGTATGCTAATGTACCTGCTGCTGTGTTTGAAGATAAATCATATCCTTGCGAATTTCCTGCTATGATATCGTTTCCTAAAGAAACAACTCTATTTGGTTTGAATCCATCAAAACCACCTTGGAAAGGTACTAAGAACTTTCTAGAGTTAATAGAAGTTGCGTTATCATTTAATGAAATTGCTGATGTATTAGGTGATGCTGATGATGGGAAGTTAGCCCCAGCGTCTTGATTGTAATCACCTAAATAGAATGCCGTACCTACACTAGCTCCAACCTTTGGTGTTGGTGCTAAGAAGTTTCTGTTATCTGTTCCAGCGAAATCAAAATCATATCCCCAAAATCTTTTAGGATTATATGAATCATTAATTTTTTGTGCTGCTACATAAGATGGATTAGGTAATGCGAATGCTGAACCGAATGGGTTTTGTATTGCTCCGAATCCGAAAGGTACTAAACTTTCATCAATTGCTTTGTTCATTACTGCTGCACTTGCTTCAACTCTAATATTTTCTGAATTGTTAGCGTAATCACCATTAGTTGATAATTTACCATCATCATCTACAGTAATATACTTATCACCAATTACTCTAACAATGTAGTTTGGTGAATCAGGGTCTAAGTTAACACCTTGAAAGGTTTCAACTAAATTAGGTCTGATATCAGAATCAACTACACCTACAAATGGTGAACCAGCAATCTTATCTTGGTCAACTCTTCTTACTACTACAGTAAATGAACCATATTCAGAACCAGGAACTGAACCGGCTGGCTTAATATCTTGGATACCAATTTTAAATTCGTAGTTAGTTGCCGTACCATGTGATAATGTATGGAACTTAAATAAGTTAGTAGTATTACCACCAACTTTTTGTGATGTAATAAATGGTGTAGATGCTTCAGTATAAGCTTTACCATAATCAATATCTGAACTTGTAGCGATAGTTACTACAGGAATCTCACCGGCTTTAGCGAATGATGCTGATTGGAATGTTTTAAAGTTTGAATAAACATATGCATCTTCTGCACCTCTTGCTGAAAATCCAAATGATTTAGTATAATAATTATCACTAGTCGGGTTTAAAGATGCTGAATAAAAATGTTCAGCTGCTTCAGAACCTGATAACTTTAGTGAAAATATTGATGCTGAAACATCTGTACTTGCTAAGTGGTCTGTAATTGTTGATTTAATGAACACATCTGTATCGGATACGATATCATGTGTTGGGTGTAGTACACCTACTACTTTTGCACCATGTGATGATGATACTGTCAATGCTACTGGGTTTTCTAATTTGTACCCGTCTTTTCCTAATACTCTAACGATTGTTGCAGTACCAGCATCTTCTAAATAAGCTTGTGCAGTATATGGTAGATATGAATCTTCTGTCAATCCACCGAATACTTGTTGAAACTCTTGAAAAGATGATACTGTTGTTGGAACGAATGCTGGTCCTTTAACTGCTGAACCTATTAATGCTGCTCCAATTTCGCCAATCCCTTGAGGTAGAAATGACAAGTCCTTTTCTCTCGTAAAAACTCCAGGACTTACTATTCTTTCTGCCATTTGATTCTCCTATTAATTTCTTTTGGTTTTTATTATATCTATAAATACATCAAAAAACTCAAAACGATTATATTTATGCGATAGGAGTGAAAGTTCCATTTTCAATATCGAACTCACCATTACCATATTTCTCTTTGAATTCATTGGTAATAGCAACTTCTTCATTTCTCATAGACTTAAACTGTTCAGATAGATTATCTTTAGCATCTTCAATATTTTTCAATATCATTTGTGCATTCAATCTTTCTACCTCTACCTCACCTATTCTTGCTGTAACCTCAGCAAAATCGCTTCTGAATTTGTTAACTCTTTCAATATCTTTTTCATCGATATTGATAACTTGTTTTTCCGTAATTTCTTTTACTTCTGCCATAACTTTAATGTTTTTTAATTTGTTTGTTATACTTTATGTGTATATAAATATGAGAATTTTTTTCTAAAGATTAAATTTTAGGAGTTGTTTTCCAAACTATCTTCGATGCACCAAATGCTTTTTGAGTATTTATTGTATTTTTACCTCTATCTTCTGGTACTAAATACGCCTTAGCAGTTAGTGTTACATTACTTCTAACGATTCTTTCTTCACCCACTCCATTGGTTGTATCAAACGAATAAGATTCTCCTTTAATTTGGAATTTGTATCTTTCACCGAATGCACCACCCTGAAAGTATATGATTTGTTCTACAACCTTATTCAAATCTTCCATAAAATCACACCATACAATTACATCATATGCTATATTAACGTAATCTGGCCTATCTACTATATATTTCTCTATAACAGGTTTTTGGTCTTGTAAAAGAGAAAATTGGTCATATCTATTTTCTTTTGAATATTTTTTAACAAATGATTGTGATGTATCTTCATCAGTCATTACTTTCAATTTAGAATACTCTGTATTGATATCTAATGAATTTCTTTTAAACGAAATCAATGGTGTTTGTACCTTACCATTATTATCTCTTAGGAATCCTTCTCTTTGAGCAGATGCCCAATTTTCAGGAGATGCATACATTACAGGAACAGGAATAAATTTACCATTTTCTTCAATAAGTGGTTTAACATCCTTTTCCAAAAAGCTTTTAAATGCTAAATCAATATCGTAAATACCTACGTTTACGTTTTTAACATTATCTTTTCTACGAGATACTTGTTTAGATTTATTCAATTTAGGGTCATCTGAAAAAGAACTTTGGGTTCTTTTCAAATCAATCTTATCATCTCTCTGTATTCTATATCTTTGAGCCATATTAGATTCCTACTGGTAAATCATTATTATCTTTATTAACACCTACTCTAAAATCATCTTTTAATTTTAGTTGACTTCTCTTAGCCACATGCGTTTCACATATAATAGATACACTATATCCATGCTCATCACCACCATCCCAAGTAGTTGGGTTTTTACCTGCGAAAAATTGGTTTTGGAATGTTACATCTACAATGTGTTGTTCATCGTTCCATTCAATTACATCACCTAATTCAGGAAATATATTTTTATCTACTAATGTATCTCTTAGGAAGTAGAAGTTTACGTTTCTAGTATAAGATGTACCAAACTCATCAAATACAGCTTCTGCGTTTGTTCTATCAACTAATGTTGGTATTTTTACAGGATTATAATAAACTTTGTTTTTACCTTCACCATATAAGTTTTGTTTTGTATCTTCTACAATGACCTTATAGTAATACACTTCGGTATCTATGATATCCGTTATCAACTCTTTGTTTATTTTACTAAACAAAGCCATATCTCTTTGTCCACCGAATAATGCCATTTGTTACCCTATATAAATTGCACGAGGTACTCTACTTAAAGTAGCTTCCATCGCTTCTGATTCTTCTTGTTGTGCTTGAAGTAATGCTTTTCTAGAAGTAGCTTCTAAGTTTTCTCTTAATTCTGAAATTAGGATTTCCTTTTCTGATGCTGCTTCACTTCTTAAATCAGCCCCATCTAATGTTATTTCTGAGTTAGGAATTGGTACTGAACTAAACTTAGCTCTTACTGCACCTAACATTTCTTTAGCCAATGCTAATGTATATTTTTCAACCCACCTTCTACCTACGTGGTTTATATGTGTATATTCAATTCTATCATATTTAGCATTTGAATAATCAGATACTACTGAATTAGCTACTATTGGGTTATTTCTTTCTGATTCTAAAACATAGTGAAAGTGCACTGTATAATCTCGTTCTGGTTTTGGAAATATTCTAATTCTATTGTTTTGAATATCAAACCCATATTGAGATTTACGAACCTTATCATTAAATTCAATCGCTTGAACTCTTAATAAATCATCATAAAGTGGTTGCATCATAAATGAAACACCTGGCGAATAATTACCCCATCCAAATGTATCCATCATTTGTTGTGAACCTAAACCAGTTCCTACGAATGGGTCAAAGTATCTAACCATAGCAGGTGGTGCGTTATGCATCATCTTTTTTATTTCGAATTTATCAACACCAGCAGTTCCACTTTCTAAAGATGCTCCTGAATTGGATACGTCTTGTAAATCATATATTTGTTGTCCTTTTTTAGCTGCGAATGAACCAGTATAATATGTTACACTACCACCACTACCTACTTCAGAACCATAATCTTTTGCTAAAGTTACTAATCCACCTAAATTAGCATTCATTTGTTTTTGAGATAAATTAGAACCAGTTGCTTGGCCTTTTATTGAAAGTAAATTTTCTCTAATATTAAATTGATTTACTTGAGATGAGTATTCTGTTACAGCTTCTTCAAAACAAGCATAGAAGTTTATGTCCTGTAGTTCTATATCAACTATAGGATAACCCAAACGTTTTGCGCACCAACCGGCTGTTTTATCAGCTGATGATGTGAATTCTAAATCGGTATCATAGTATCCAAAAGGTGTACTACCTTCTGAGAAAGATGATGAACCCGGCCATATTGGAATGTTTACTGCCATTTACTATCTCCTAATTCTTTTATATAAATATGAGAATCTTTAAGAATCACTTTGTTTTGTAACTCATTGATACTCAGAGCTTTTCACTATCACTATCATAACCCATTGGTTTTCAGATAGTTATGTTATTTTTTCTTTTCTTCACAAGTATATGTATTGGATACTGCGCTATCATCATTAAGTTGAATACCACCGGTTGTACTTGTTGCTAAGAATCCTGCTCCAGCTAGAGTAGTTCCAGCTGAGTTTGTATATACTGTATCACCAGTTGTTGGTAATGTTCCACTACCATCGTGATAGAAGGTTGTATCGGGTGAATTTCCACATACCTGGCTATTGTTCGGACTACCATTTGCTGTAAACGCTGTAACGGAAACTTTATCGTGGTCGTATGAGTAAAACTCACTCATTTGATGAGGAGCATTTCCATCTGGTCTATCTGAAGTTGAATTTGCCGTATTGATTGTACCATATTGACCGATACTACATGAATATAAACCTACATTACTGTAAACGGCATACCCATTATAATTATTAATACCGAGTTCTCTTCGTATTGAGAACAAAGATAACATACCTGATGATGGAACTGCCATTACATTTTCCCTTTAAGTTGATTAATTTCTGATTTCAATTCATCAATCTGAGATTGTTGTTCTTTCATACCTTCAATTAATACTGCTACCATTTTTTCATAATCTACAGTTTTATATAATGTTTTATCATCTTCATCATCGTTTAAGAGTGGTTGTTCATGCTCATGCACAATATTAGGTATAACCTTTTCTACTTCTTGTGCGATTAATCCTAAATCACGCTTACCTTTTCTACTACCTGCATTCCAATCATACTCAACACCTCTAAGTGCTTTGATTTTATCTAATGGATTTTCAATTGTGGTTACATTATCTTTTAATCTTTCATCAGATATTGTTGTTGAATAAGCAACAACATCACCATCAACGTGTAAAGTACCACCATTAGCTAATCTCATATCTTCTGCACCGGCAGCATACCATCTAATACCTACAGAAGCATCGTAGAATGTATAGTCGTGTGTGTTACCTGTGTAGATGTCTGTAGATGTTGAGTTTCTACGTCTATCATTTTCTAAACGGAACGAAGTTCCACTTAAAGTCATACCATAGTTTCCATCTGCTGAATAGGTTGTGTTGGTATTTGTAACTGTAGAACTAATTTCGCCATCATCAGTAATTTCAATACCATCACCTGCTGAAAATTCACCTATAATATCTGCGGAAGATGGTATTGATAATGCTTTTGATGTTAACCCAGTAACGTGTCCATATGTATCTAATGTTACATCTTGAATTACTGTGTTACCACTATTATTTACTGAACCTGCTGATGAAGTATCAGTATGAGAGAATGTAGTTCCACTTAGAGATAATCCACTTCCAGCAGAATATGTTGTGTTGGTATCAGTATTAGTATCTGTTGAGGATATTGTTATATTACCACCACTTTCTGAAATTGATACGTTTGAACCAGCGATAAAATCTAAAGATTCAGTACTACCTAAAGTATTACCACCTGCAGTTACGTTTCTAAATGTGTTAGTGTTTGTATCCGTTGAGGATATTGTTACTTCACCTCCCGATTCTGAAAGACTAACATTAGTTCCTGCCACTAGGTGTAAAGTTTCATTTGCCTCTAATGAAGTTCCAGTTTCACCAGATGTTGTTCTTACGGCTCTAAATGTGTTAGTATCTGTGTTAGTATCTGTTGAGGATATAGTAATAGCATTGTTTGTAGATGAATAACCTAAAGATACATTTGTTCCAGCGATGAAGTTTACATTTTCTCCTGATGTAATTGTTCCTCTACTTATACTATTAACAAATAAATCCCATCCATTATAATTGTCATAAGTAGATGATAAACTGAATGTAGTACCACTTAGAGATAATCCAGTTCCTGCTGAATATGTAGTGTTAGTATTTGTATCACTCCAAGGAACGTTAACAAACATCTTACCAGATGATAATTCTACAGGATAATTCTTTCCACTTTCAGTATATCCAATTTTTACTAAACCTAAAGTAGAAGAAGTTGCCGTTGAATAAGTGGTATTTGTATTA